GAGGTCCCGGTAGCCCTTGATCTTCTTGTGCTGATTGTCGACCATCAGATGAGTCCCTTCTCTTTCGCCAGCCACTCGGGCATGGTCACGGTGATATAGCCCGCCTTGCTGGCGGGCTCGATTTCGATCTGGCTCCTGGGGAGCCACACCGCGTCCTTGTCGTCGCCGGTCTCGGAGAACCGGATGGCGCGCTCGGTCTCGACGTGCTGGAAACCGAGGATGTCGATGAGGTTGGATTTCATTTCGGAAACTTCTTGCGAATCTCGGGGAGCTTCTCCTCCACGGCCTCGTCCAAATCGACCGAGAAACAACAGGCGAGCAGGTGCAGATAGACGCGGATGTCGGCCATCTCCTTGCGAACATCCGGCTCGATATCGATCGGATCGCCACGCCACTCCTTCTTGATGAGGTTGGCCAACTCGCCCACCTCACCGGCCAGCGCGAGCGCCAGAAAACGCCGATCTTCAATCGAGAAGGGCAAGATGCCACTGCGCTTGATCGCAAGCCGGTGAATCTGCTCGATCTCATGCTCCCAATCGGCCATGTCAGGACTTCCTTATGTTGACCGTAGTGTTGAACGAAATTCCCACCCCCGGCGGCGGCCCGCCGTGCTCCTCGATCCACGCCTTCACGAAATCGACCTGCGGCGCCGCCAGCTGCAGCCCCTCCTCGTGCCCGTCGAGCGCGAAGTCGAGCCACACGTCGCGATCCTCCACCTTGGCGGACATGGTGGTGGAACGATAGGCGGTGCCGGTGTCGACCCGCAAGCTCCACGGCTGGTGCGGGTCGCGGCTCTCGGCGTTGGCGCGATGAAGGAGAATGTTTTGGATTTCCTGCATACGCTCGCGCTGGGGCTTGTAGTGCTCGCTCATGCGCTTGCTCTCGGCGGCGAGCCAGTCGCGCAGGGAGAGGAACTCGGCGATGAGGGCGGCGGGGTCGGTCACGTCAGCGCCTCGCGCACCTGTTGCAAGATGTTCCTGGCAAGCAGCAGTACGCCAACATCCCGCAATCCAACACCGACGCCGACGAGTGCGCCGAACCAGCCGAATTGCTCGTAAAGCCCTAAGACGATAAATGCGATCCCGCTACCGTGACAAATTCCGCTCAGGTCGGTTTTCATAACTCTCCCCTTCTCACAGCATCGAGCAGCGCGCCCTGCAGCGACTCGTTCGCCCCAAGGCGCCGATAAATCTCACGCTCCAGCGGGTTGCTCACAATCTGTACCACGGTAACGGGGAACTTCTGCCCAGGTCGATGGGCACGCTTGTTCGCTTGCAGATATAGCTCAGTTCGATCGACGCATCCGTACCACACCACTGTGCGAGCCGCCCAAAGGTCCAGTCCGTGCGCCATTGTCCCGGGATCAGCAAGCAAAACTCGCGGCTCGGGCTCGCACTGGAAAGCCGAAAATATCCGGGAGCGATCCTTTTGCGAGACATTGCCGTTGACCACCGCGTGGCTGACATTCGTGAGTTTCTTGCTTATCATGTCTATGACGGACGTCAAGGGGATGAAGACAAGAATCTTTCCGGGCGCCTCCTCAATCACGGCGCGCAGCTCGGCCAATCGCGGCTCTGCGTCCACCGCATGCCAGCTATGCGCCGCGTCGTAGACGGCGCCGAGGCTGATCTGCAGGAACTTGGTGCGCGCGGCCGCCTCGTTCGTCGCCGAGATCGGCTCGCCGGACTTGAGCACAATCTGCAGGTCCTGCTTCAAGGCGTGCATGAGCGCCTTCTGCTGCGCCGTGAGCGGCACCTCGCGCTGCTGCACAGTCAGCTCGGGGCCGTCCCACACGTCCTTGATGTCGAACCGGATCGAGGGCGTGAGCAGCCTGCGCGCCTTCTCGTAGCCGTCGCGCTGTGGCTTCCACTTGAAATTCGTTATCTTGATCATGGTGTTGTCGCGGAACGCGCCGAACGACAGGCCCTGCGCACCGTTCACCATCTTGGCGAGGCCGTAGGCGTCGGTCGGGGCGTTCGGGGTCGGCGTCCCGGTCATCATCCACAGGTACGGACGGTCGCCGATCACGCGCTGCGCTACCTTCCACCGGCGAGTCTGTGAATCGCGGTAGGCGCTCGCCTCGTCGACGACGCAGATGCGAATGTCCTCGCGCTCGGCCAGCGCCTTGGAGAAGCCGTCGAGCTCCAGGCGCTTGCGGGTGTGCGCGCCGACGGTCACGCCGTCGTGGTTGACTATGTACCAGTCGGCTGGGCGCGCGAGCGCGGCTATGCGCTTCTCGGCGCTGCCATGCAGGATCTCAATCTTCCGACTCGACAGGAACGTCTTGAAGATCGCGTCGGCCCACACGCGTTCCATGATGGACAGCGGGCAAACCACCAGCGCTCGCGTGCCGGGGGCAGCGCGCATCAGGAACTCGGCGGCCCAGATCGCGCTCATGGTCTTGCCCACACCCATGTCCGAGAGGTTGAAGCAACGCGGGTGCAGCACCATGAAGTTGGCGGCGAGCTTCTGCGTCTCGTAGGGGTGGTCGATATGAGGCGGGCGCGGCCAATCGAACGTCGTGTCGGTGACGACCGGCGCCACAGGCAGCCCCAGCCACCGCAACACCTGGCTGGTGCGGAGCGTGCGCGGCACGGCGAGCAGGGAGCCGTTGATGGGTCGCGCCTCGGGGATGTAGTGCTGGACGCGCAGCGCGGCGGGGCTCACGGGGTAGAGCAGGAGGTTGCGCGTCGTGTCGTGGTAGAAGGTCAAATGCGGCGTCCAGTCACAGCGATGAATTGACCTTCCACTGCACGCCGAATCTCCCCAATATTATCACCCCATGTGACGATTCCACCCGCCGCAATTATCGCCCTCATGCACGCCTCCTGCCGCGGCGTCGGCACCTTCCCCTCGGCCTTGGTCTCGATGCCAACGAACCGCCCGTTGATGCAGCACAGGAAGTCGAGCGTCTGCGCGCCGTAGCCGGCGGGCACGGGCATGTAGGTGTAGGCGTTGAGCGACTTGAGCCACGCCTTCACCTCGTCCTTGAGCTTTGACTCGGGGCCTTTCATCTGCACACCCTCCAAATGCCCGGCAAGCACTTCGGGACGCGCATGTCGTGGGTGGACGCCACCAGGATGGTGGCGACGAGGGCGACGGCGAGGAGGATTTCGCGGAGGGTTGTCATCGGTTTTCCAAAATACTGCGAATCATCAAAACGATAAACGCAGCAACGAAAACCAGCACTGCTAACTGCTCTGGGCTTAAATGGGGACTTATATGCATGAGTCCATTCCGTCATTTCAAGCCGCCAAACGGTAGATAAACCGATGTTTCGACACGCGCGCAATTCGCTTGATCGTGACGCCTTCCGGCACATGCCCTCGTCGGCTGTACCGCTTGCCGGCGTCGGCGTCGGCGTAGTCGAAGCGTGGCGTCTTGCGCTCTTGGTCCGTGCGACCGTCCGCAATCCAGTTGGCGGCCTTGTAGATCGTGCCGCCATGGCCCGCCGAAGGATCAGCATAGGAAACCAGAACCCGAACCAGCGGGCAGTTCTGCCGGATGTATTTGACGGCCTTGGCGATCAACCAGGTTTCGGCGTTCTGCGGAACCGAATCGTCAAGCCAGAGCCGAGCAAGTTCCCATGTCTTCCCGCCGTATCGCTTCGAGGTTTCGCGCGGCGGCAACGCAAAGACCACGATGCCGATAAATTCGTTCCATGCGTCTTTCTTCCGCATTCCGAGGATCAGCGTACAGACGCCGGGCCATTTGCCGATGTAATGGCGCTTAATCATCGCGTCGCCTTCGACGCGCCCGATGCGCTCAATCAGGCAGTCCGCCCGCCACGCCTTATCGAATACCGGACAATCAGGCTTCACGTTTTGCCGCCTTCCGCGCATATAAGTCCCCTTAAATGCGTCATGCTCGCCTCCCGTTGTTCTCGCAAGACAGCACGTCGCAATGCTTCTGGCACAGCCCGCTGCGCCGCTTCTCCCACTCCCTCGCCGCCAGATCGCGCTCGATGTCGGCGGCGAGCGCGCGCACCTTGAGCAGCGTCGCCTTCACGTCCGACAGGTCGTAGGGGGCCGACAAGCCGGTCTCGTAGCAGTAGTGCCCGACGACCTTGCTGCGCATGCCCTCGTTGCACGCCAGCAACAGCGCGCCGATCTCCAGCTCGAACGGGTCCTCGTACTTGCTGCTGCCGGACTTCCAGTCGAGCAGGAAGGCATGGTTGTCGCTCAGCAGGGTCACGTCGAGCTTGCCGCGCAGCCACGCCGCGTCATCCCAGAAGTCGCACCCCGCCCCGCCGGCCGTGATGGCGAGGCGTTGCTCGACCTTGGGACGACGGCCGTCGAACGGCGCCGCCCAGCGCTCCCACGCCGCCATGTCGTCGGGGAGAGGTTTACCCGCCGCCAGGCGGGCCTCGAGGGCGGCGTGCACGGCGTTGCCGCGCTTCATCGCGTCGGTCTCGACGAAGGGTAGGGACTTGAGCACGTAGCGCTGCTGGAACTGCTCGGGGCACGTCTGGTAGCCCTTGAGGTTCGAGAAGGTGTAGACAAGGCGCTTGCCCGCCTTTGGCGGGCGGCGGTCGAGGGCGGCGGGGATGTCGGGCATGGTCATTTGGGTACCACCATCTTGCACGCACACGGCCAGCACATGATGACCGAGTAGGGGTTGCGGTAGCGATCGGCGAACATCCAGCCGAGCGCGAGGTAGGAAGGGACGAGGGCGTGGGGGACGTAGCGTAGGTATCGCTCACTTCTCATAACAATCCCCCAACCCACCGTCACAATCCAGCGGGAGCCCGGGGAGCCACGCCACCTCGCGCGTCATCTCCCGCTTGCACGCTTCGAGCGTGCGCTCCGCGTCCGGCCCCTTGGGGATGAGCAGCAGCAGCTCATCGTAGGGATAGTTGAGCGTGCGGATGCCCATCTGCCTGATGCGCACCATCGCCTGGGTAACGATCACGCGGCTCACGGCCTCGCAGATGTTCTGCACGAGCTTCGAGCCCCACATCGCCTTCCACCCTTGGCGCACGCGCACCCGCCAGTAGCCGCCGCGCTCGTGCTCGCGACAGGGCTCGCCTTCCTCGGGGACGTGATACTCCAAGGTATCGTAGACGACGCAGCAGCCGTTGGGAAGGTAGAGGCGGTGGTCCTTGACGAGCAGCGGACCCCATTGCAGCGGCTCGCCGCCGGCTAGGCGCGCGATCATCTTGTTGGCCTGCGCCCAGTACCCGGTGCGCGGCGCGCATACCGACGGGGTATCCTCACGGTAGAGGCGCACGAACTCGGTCGCGTCCTCGATGCTCATGTCGACGGGCGGACCGTAGAGGCCGTTCTTGGCGGTCTTCTTGAACTGCTTGGCGCCGGCGCCGTAGCCACACATGAGCCGGCCCTGCTTGCCCATGCCGCGCTTGGCCTCCATCTCGGCCTTACGAGGGTCGTCGGCTTTGGGCTTGTAGATCGGCTCGCCGTAGAACTTGGTGGCGATGTCGGCGTAAGGATCCTCGTGGTTGCGGAACTTCTGCAGCACGGGCTCGTCAGGGCCGCCCGCGAGGTAGTGAAGGACGCGGCACTCGATCTGAGCGGCATCGATCGGCGCCAGCCAATAGCCCTCGGGCGCGAGGAGCGCGCGGCGAATCGGGCTCTGCCGCTTCATGTTGAGGAAGTTCGTCTTGTCACCCCCCGAAGGTCGCAGCGTCCCGGCGCCCGAGTAGTTGAGATAGACGCACAACGGCCCCCTGCTCGCCATCCACCCGAGCGTGGCGGCACGCGTCTGCATGATGGTGGACTTCTCGCCGAGCCGCGCCTCGGCCAGCGCGCGCACGCGATCGTCGGCGTCGTCGAGCAGGTCGCGCATGAAGTCGTCGGTCTTGGCGAACGCCGGGATCGGGCCGTTCTTGCCGGCCTTGTACTCGATCTCCACCCCCTCGGCCTCGAGGAGAGCAGCGAAGCGCTCGGCGCTCTGGAGCTCGGCGGGGTCGATGCCGAGATTGGCGGCTCGGGTGCTTTTAGCACCCTCCTCGGCCTCCCATATCTGGCGCAGCAGCGGGCGGTCGGCGCGCAGAACGGGCTCGGTGAACATCTTGAGGGTCTCGTCGAGGACGAAAAACTCCTCCGCAGGAAAATCCTTGGCGAACATGCCGAATAGCTTGTAGATGCTCTCCACCTCGTCGCAGCAGCCGTCGGCCACCTGTTGGCGCGTGTCGGCGCTCATCTCGTTCCAGCGCTTGCCGCGGAACAGGTTGTAGGGCGTGGTCTTGGGCGCGAGCCCGAAGTAACCGCGCACCTTGTCGAGCGCCGCGCTGCGCCACGTCCCGTGCAGCATGCGGAACATCGCCATCGGGCAGATGAGGAGCTTGGGGTGGACGTCGTAGTGGTGGGAGAGGATGAGCCCGTCGAATTGTGCGTGCCACATGACGAGCGCCACGTCACTCCAATCCTCCTGCGCCAGCACCCACCGCAGTTGCGGCTCGTCGTACCAGCGCGCGTCGACGCTCGGGCTCCACTTGATCGCGGCGCCGTGGGCCTGGAAGCGCTCGTCCCTGATATAGTGCTCAGTGGAGAGTCGCGACAAGGTGTAGTCGTCAGCAAAGAACGTCTCGAAGTCGAGGACGACCAACCTCACGCCAGCCTCCCGATCCGATAGACCTTCCCACGCCCCGTCCACTCGCGGGTGACGGTCAACCCCAAGTGCACGATCGTCTTGCTCAGGCGGAACACCATGATGGGGATGATATACGGTCCCTTGAGCGGTCCGCCGGTCGGGTCATCGCGATAGAGCAGATCAAACAATTCGTCGCACGAATGCCCATCGCCGAGCAGCAAGTGGCAGAGAAGCTCGAACCTGATGTTGCGCGTGCGCCGCCCCTTGCTCATGAAGGTGTGACGGCGCACGCCGACATGCAGGATGTGACGTTGGCGGTCGAGACGCATGTTGCCATGACGAATCACGACTTTACCTCCCACTTGAACCCCTTCCCACTTCTCAGCATCGCGTCGACCGCCGCGCAGCTCGTCTTGTACCTGAGCCACGCCCACGGCGCGATGCGCGCGTCGCCCGCGTACCGTGCTGCGTTGGGGCGCTTGCCGCTCTCCATCCAGCACACCGCCTCGCGCGAGTAGCCCATGAGCTCGCCCAGCTCCTCCTGGGTGAGGCCCCACGACTCGCGCCAGGCGCGTGCCTGCTCGTATTCAGTGGGCATTCGCGGCGCCTCCAGGTGGTGCGTCGAATGTCACGACACCCACCCCCTCAGCTTGGCGATCGCCTCGGCGTAGTCGAGCGCGGCGAGCACCTCGCGCCTGTTACCCTTGCCGGCCCAGTACGCGCGCCCTTCGGCCAGCGTCTTGTCCCGACAGCCGACACGCACGCGCTGCTCGCCGGTCTCGAGGACGTAGGTGAGGGCGCACCAGCCGTTGGGATCGCCGAGTTGGAACAGGCCCTTGATCTTCCCAGTGCCCAGGTCCGCGCCGCGCAGGTCCGCGCCGCGCAGGTCCGCGCCGCGCAGGTCCGCGCCGCTCAGGTACGCGCCGCGCAGGTCCGCGCCGCGCAGGTCCGCGCCGCTCAGGTACGCGCCGCCCAGGTTCGCGGCGCTCAGGTACGCGCTGCGCAGGTACGCGCTGCGCAGGTCCGCGCTGCGCAGGTCCGCGCTGCGCAGGTCCGCGCCGCGCAGGTCCGCGCCGCTCAGGTACGCGCCGCTCAGGTCCGCGCTGCGCAGGTCCGCGCCGCTCAGGTACGCGCCGGATCCGACAGCCCAGCGCACAGCGAGGCCGCGCTTCGTTGCCTCGCTTGCGTCGTCGGCGCAATCGATGTCGGCGGTGAACTGCGTTTCGCCGCTGAAACGGTTCGTCACGTCGTATTTCATGGCATCCCTCCTGTTGCGATGCGAACGCCCCGGCTTTCACCGGGGCAGCCTCGCATGTTCGCCTCCATCACCGTGTATGCAACAGCATAACTCACAGTATGTAAACGCTACATCACCCGTCAGGCACTGTCAAGCGCATGGCAGGTATGCAGTAATTGCATAGGTGGGGAGGAAAAGGGAGCCCGCCGGGTGGAGCGGGCTCGAAGTCTTGGGAGGAAACACGCCCGCCAGAGGCGGGCGAGGAGAGCGTTGCACGTGCGGGTGGTGGGGTCAAGCCCGCCGCGAGGCGGGTCAAGGGGCTTGCCTTGCCCGCCGGGAGGCGGGAAGAATGCGAAACCCCGCCCGGGATGCCAGCCGGGCGGGGCGCAACAGAGGGGTGCCTGACCAGGGCAGCCCCTAGGTAACACGGCCCGCCAGCCGCAACAAGGGGCTTCCCCCATGCTTCCTCCCCAGATCGAGCGATATCTCGCCGCTGGCTGGCGCGTCCTGCCGCTGCACGCGCCCGGCGCGCCGTGGTGGAAAACCGACATCGAGGAGGACCAGATCGGCAAGCGGCCGTGCGTGTCGCGCGGCGCCGACCCGCTGTGGGGCTCGAGCAATCGCGACGAGGCGATTCGCTGGGCGCGGCGGTGGCCGGGGTGCAACTGGGGGCTCGGCACCGGCGCCGGCCTCGTGGTGCTCGACCTCGACAGCGCCGAGCAATGGGCACAGTTGCGCGAGTTGACGCTGCGCAACGCGCCGCTCCCACCCACCGCGATCGCGGGCACCGGGCGCAACCCGCTCGCCGCTCACATCTACTTCGCAGGGGACCTCGACCGCTCGCCGCACCTGGGCGACATCCTGGTGCGCGGTGCGCGCAGCTACGTGGTGGCGCCACCAAGCATCCACAGAACCGAACAACCCTATAGGTGGCTTACCAATTTCCCGGTCGCGCCGCTCCCAGACTGGCTCAAGTCCTGCATCGAAACGTATGAAAAGCCTACCAAAACCGTCGCACTCCCACCTCCACCCGATTATATCATACGGCGCCAGCAGCTTAGCGGTGCACCCTCGCTCCTCGCGCGCGAGATCGCGTGGACACAGAGCCCGCGCACCCCCGAGCTGGAGGCGGAAATCAAGAGCGCGCTGCAAGCCATCCCACCATCGATCAAAATGCTGCCGTGGCTCGGCGTCGGTATGGCGCTCCACTCGCTCGGGTGGGGCGACGACCCGTTCGCTTGGTGGGTGGCGTGGTCGCGGTCGTGCGAGGAGAAATTCAGCGAGGCACGCTGTGAGAGCGCGTGGCGCAGCTTCGGCCGACGGACCAAGGGAGCCATCGGAATCGGGACGCTCTGGTTCCTCGCGACACGTCACGGGTGGGTGCGGCCCAACGCCGCACTCGGCGCCGCGGCCACGCCCGCCAGCGCGCGGATCAACGGCCACCACACCCCAACCCTGCTCCCGCCGGCGACCGCGCTCGAGGCGATCGAGTTCGACGTCAACAAGCGCGGGGTGCTGCCGACGTGCGTCAACGCGCGCCGCGCGTTGCGCAAGCTCGAGATCGCGTGCCGCTACGACACGTTCCACGAGCGCCTGCACGTCGGCGGGCGGGTGCTAGGGCAGTGGGCGGGTGAGCTCAGCGACCACGCCGACCATATGCTACGGGTGATAATCCAAGAAAAGTTCGGTTTCGACCCCGGTATGCAAAACATCCACGATGCGGCGGTGGAGGAGTGCCTTTTATCGCCGTTCGATCCCGTGGTGGATTATCTCGCGCGCGTGGAGGGCGCGTGGGACGGGCGGGCGAGGCTCGGCGGGTGGCTCCACGCCTATCTCGGATCGCCCGGGGATGGCCTCACGGGCGCGTTCGGGAGGCTCACGGTGCTGGCGGCGGTGCGGCGGGCGCGGAGGCCCGGGTGGAAGCACGACGCGATCCTGGTGCTCGAGGGACCGGAGGGACGCGGCAAGTCTGCGGCGATCGAGATGCTCGCGGGCGCGGACAATTTTTCCGACCAAGCGATATTGCTGGCCGACGACCGCCACCAGCAGGAGCTGATCCAGGGAGTGTGGCTTTACGAGATCGCCGAACTCGTCGGCAAGTCGGCGGCCGACATCGAGCGCGTGAAGGCGTTCGCGTCGCGCACCGTGGACCGGACCAGGCCGGCTTACGGGCGGTGCCGGGTGGACCGGCCGCGGCGGTGCGTGTTCGTCGCTACCACCAACAACGAGACGGGCACGTACCTGCGCGCGGAGGGCAACAGGCGGTTCTGGCCCGTGCCATGCGGTCGCATCGATCTGGAACGCCTCGCGCGCGATAGAGACCAGATATGGGGCGAGGCGGCAGCGCTGGAGGCGCGCGGCGCGACCACCACCCTTGATCCGACGCTGTGGGCGGCGGCGGGCGCGATGCAAGCGAGCAGGCGCGAGGCGGATCCCTGGGACGACCTGCTTGAAGTGCTCGACCTCAAGGGCACGCAGGGGGTGACGATCGCGCCAAGCGGCGATGGTCGAGGGCATGAACGACGCGTCAGCACCGGGGACATCTGGACGCTGCGGCTGCAGCTGGACCCCGGGCGCCTCACAACCGCAACATCGAAGCGCCTAGCGAGCGCGATGAAGCGACTCGGTTGGGACGGTCCAAAAAAGATACGCGGGCTGCTCGGCACGTATCGGGGGTATTCCAAACCGATCTGATGTTCCAGTGTGTTCCGCTACGCGCGAGCTAGTGGAACGTTGGAAGCCCTTGATAATGCAGGTATGTTCCACTTGTTCCTTTAGTTCCTTTTTATCTATAGAGGGGTATAGTAATAAGAGGATGTGGACATGTATACGTTACATACGTATGGTATGTGTAGTATATATACTATTCCCTACCCCTCATAGGAGATGGGGGGTAAAAGAGGCACTAATGGAACAAATGTGCGATTTCAATGGGTTATAGTGGAACATGGGGGGTGCCACAAGCGGAACCGAGTGGAACACAAAAGGCGCTTGACAACCCCTAAGTGGAGTGCCTACATTGCGTGAGCCCGCCAGACTACGCGCGAATCCAGCCGGCGCACCGCAAGGCGTTCGATGCGGCGCTGCGGCGCCAGAACAATCCTGGTGCGGCGTGACAGAGGCGGTAAATGGAGGGGAACGTGAAACGCAAAGCTTTTAAGTCGATTACTCGCTCGGAATTGGCGGAAACAACGCGCAAGCGCAATGCTTGGCATGCGGTGAACAGTGCGGACCAGCCGAAGTTCTCTCAAAAGCCGGGGAGCGTTTTCGAGAACGAGCCGGAGCGAAGGTCGCGGATGAAAGCGAATCGCGCGTCGCGCGCGATCGTGCTCTATGCGGCCGAGCTCGGGCGCAAGCGTGGCGTCCTGCCCTACGATCTCAGCGCGTGGGAAGCCTCGCACAACTTCGATTATTCGGGCTTCGACGCGCCGCAAGCGTCGGTCCTGGTGGTGTTTCGTGACGGCGTGTCCGAGGTGCCGATCCGCGTCGAGAACCTGGATTGGCAGCCAGCCGAGCCCGTCGAGGAGTGCGTCGAGTGACTCGCACCCTACGCCTGATCCTGCTCGGCGCCGCATGGCTCGTGGTGCCCGGCAGCTCGCTCCTGCTCCTGCCCTACCTCGCATGGCGCTTGACACGGCGCGCTAAGAGGTGTAGGGATTGCATATCGATAACGAGAGGGGAATGACATGAGGTACGATTGTCTTGCGGCTTTGGGTCGATTGGGGATCGCCCAGGACGACGCGGCGGCGCTGCGGCGCATTTCGATGACGCTGCATCGCTGGCACGAGCTCGAATGCGGCGACGGCAATGCGCACGGCTCCTGGGCGATCGTGCGCGGCCGCAAGGATTCGAAGGGGCGTTTCGTCCACGATGACGACGGGCGGCCCTACCTCGAGCACCATCACTATCGGCACGGCGCTGGCGAGGATACCGTCAGCCATGCGCTGCTTCCCGATCGCGAGCGGGGTGCGTTGAAGCGTCTTGCGCGGATCATGGATCGTTACGCGCCGCTGAGCTTCTACGTTCAGGGCGACAGTCGTCATGTGCTGTCAAGCGCATGGCAGGTATGCAGGAATTGCATACCGCGCGGTGCGGCGCTCTACGTGCTGCGGCCCGGTGACGTGCCCGCCGGCGAGGATCCGAGCTGCTACTACTCGCGCGGCATTGCGGTGTACCGATGACCAGGATCATCCTCTACCGCGCCGCGTTCGCGTGCGCCGGCCTCATGGGCACGTACTGGCTCCTCGTCGGCATCTTCGTGTGGCTGACGTGGTGACGCTGCGGATCTTCGTGGGTCGCGCCGAGCTGTACCGGCGCGACACCACGCTCGAGGGCCTGTCGGCGTCGATCGACGCGCTGGCGAGCTCCATGCGCGCGTTAGCGGGCCGCCAGTGCGTCGTAGCGGTCGCGACCGCCGGGAACCTGTCCCAGGTCCTGGGACGCATCAGCGGGCAGAAAAACGGGGTTGGCGATGGCATGGCGTGACCAGCTGCGGACGAAGCGCGTCGCGCGCGGGGCGGAAGCAATCGCAACGCGCGCCGGCTTGGTCGACGCGCCGTGGGCGCGCAAGAACGTGCACGCGTGGCAAGCCGTCATGTGCGGAGCGCTCGCGAGGCGTAGCGAGGGCGTGCAACGCTATTTGCGCATGCGTGCTATGCGTGGGGCGCATGTTGACATGGGGCGAGTGTAGGGGTTACATTTAGAGCGTAGCAACGCAAACCATAGGAGCCGTGACATGGCTTGGTCCTGGTCGCACTCGCCGGAAGCTTACAGCGACGCTTATGATAATCTGCACGATCAGCCGCACGCTTGGCTCGCCGAATGTCTCGCCGAGTGGCAAGCGTCGAAGCCCGGGCAGTATGGACAACGCCACTTGCGCCTCGCGCGCTGGGAAAAGAATCTCGCGTGGTGCACGCAACAGTCGGCGGACGTGCTCGCCGATATGATCTGGGAGAAAATGTCCGAGCAGCAGACGTGCGACAACGGCGGGTTTAACGCGTGGGCGTGCCCGTTCGGCTGCCACAAAGTCTCGTTTTCGTGCTCGGAAGTCGAGGGGGCGTACCGACAATGAATCGGATCCACCCGCAACGGGACTATGAGCAAGCGCTAGCCGTTCAGGCGCAATTGGAGTCCGCGGTGTCCCGTGCCAGCGCCGCACTGGCAATCTTTCCGCGACTCCCCAACGGCTTGACTCCGGACCATGTCAAGGCGAGTCCGGAATATCGGGCGGCAAAACTGCAGTACGATACCGCTTTCGGCAAGCTCCGGACGTTCAACGCGTCGTTTGTGAAAAGCTTTAGGGCCGAATTGCGCCGAGACCGGACCATGAAACGGCTTGCAGCGGCGCGGAATAACCCGAATCATCCCTATGGCGTCCTATGTCGGGTGGTATCGCAAGGGACTCCGATTGCTGGCATACCGGAAACCGAAACCGAATAGGGAGTCAACGGCCATGCGCAATAGCGATTTTGTGGATTTCGGCGCAGTACATTCCGCCGCCACCACGCACGCAAACCGGGTGACTCGCTCACCCGGGATCTTTTCGGCGATTCGTTCTCCGAGACCGGCGGATTCCTGTCATCCGGAGCGGCCGAGCAAGCCAAGGCGCGAGGCGTGGAACAATCGGCCGAGCTCGCGCCACGTGTTTCAAGGTGACATTCCAGAACGGCTCAGAGTTCGGCGAGACGTGCGAGCGTTGCGGCTCGCACTACAACACGCGGGTAGGCGGCACCGCCGCTGTCTACTGCTACCCGACGAGTGCATGGCGCGCGGCGCATCCCGAGGACGACGGACTGCTCGGCGAGTCGCGCACCGTTTTCGGTTGACCCGCCTGCGGCGGGTTGACAACGCCTAAATGAAGGCGTTACATTTGGGGCGTTGAGAGCAAACAAGGGGAAGTGACATGAAATACGCATCGCTTGGTTCGATCAGCTCGGGAACGTTGCGAACCGAGGACTTGCTGGTCGCGTTCGCGGATGAACTTGAGCATCACGTGCAGCGCAACGCCGAGGAGTGGTGTTCCCGACGTGGGCGCAAGCGGCGCGACGAGTTGCTGGCGCTCGTTACCGAAACCCGCGATGGCAGCATCGAAGACGAAGGCGATTTGGCCGACGCCGTGCTCGAGGAGTTGCAGGACGCACTCGGCGAGTTCGCACCGCCCTATACGTATTTCGGCGCTCATGAAGGTGACGGCGCGGATTTCGGTTACTGGCCGGCGTGGGATGCGATTGAGGAGCTGCCGCAAGTCGAGGATGGCGACGAAGCGAAGGCACTCGGCGAGGATTGCCGATTCGTGAACGATCATGGCAACGTGACGATTTACGGTGGTGACGGCTCGGTCATTTGGGCTTGCGTCTGAAGCAGAGGAACGACTGACATGACCCCGGAAATCCTCGCCGAACTGTCCCGTATCCGCAAGGCTATGGTCGCCGCCCTCCGCGAAAAGCCGAAGAACATCGCCCTGTACCATCGACTCGCGGATCAGCACCGCTGCACCCTGCACGCAGCCAACCCCGCGATGAAAGCGGCATGGGAAGGCTGCCACATGCAGACCTATGGCAAGGTGCCGGGGTGATCGAGCCAACTTGAACCGGCCCTAACGGGGCCGGTTTTTCTTTGTAACAATTCGTGATTATACAATTGCCAAATGTAGGCGCTTCATATCATCACAATCTGATCTGGGAATGTCTCAAGACGAGGCCGGGATATTACCGGCGAGCAGACAAGGGGAAAGCCATGCACGTCTCACAACTCACTATCACGTCTCGCAAGCTGGTCGACGGCCGCTACGTCGGGGACCTGCAAAACCAAGCGGGGCGCACGCTGCACTACGTCGAAAGCGATTGTCACACTGGCGTAGTCGCCGAGATGTTCAAGCAATACATCTTGACCACGCTTCGCGGCAAGCGCGTTCACGTCGAAACGGAGATTGCTTGATGAAATGGCGCAAGGGTACTTGGGGCGAACGCCTAGCCGCTGACAAGCGGTTTCTGGCGTTCGTCGAAACGTTGCCGCCAACCGAGCAAAACAAAGCCCGGTTGGTTGCAGCGCGACAAGCGGTCGATCGGTACGAGATCGAGCGCAAAGCCGTAGCTAAACTGAGAGTTTCGAACCCCTTGTCGCCTAAGCGGAGGTAGGCGACAAGCGAACCGGCCCTAGCGGGCCGGTTTTTCTTTGCGCAGCTCCGAGGCAATCCACAGCATGTGTCGCGCTTTCTGCTCGAGGTGATTCGCCATGAGCTCGTTAGCCCAGCTCGGCGGAACCCGATCGCCAAGCGTCCAGGCCGTGACGCTAGACCAGCTCACGCGATCGCCGAGCACGGCTAGGACGCTGGCGTGCCGTCCGAGGTAGCTTTCCGCTTCGCGCCTGCCGCCGGCCGGCGCTCGAGGCCATAGGCGCACGGCGATATGCCAGATTGACGGTCTCACGACGCGCCCATGACCCAAATCAGGGTGCCCGATTGGTGCGTGCTCCACACTAGGCGCGCTGTCGAGCTCGAACATGGCGCCGAGCCTACTCCCGCGATCGAGGCGCGCTAGCCTGTGCACCGCGCCGCGGCGCTTTTCAGATCAAATTATTGTGATAGACACCGCGCCAGCGCACGGTACGCCCTTAAAGCGCTGTACCTTGGTTTCGAGCTCCCAGGCGCAAAGACCTTAGCTGCGTCAAGCGGTTAGCGGCGCGCGACGCGCCTGGTGCGCTTTCGATCGAGGCTCGGAGGGGCAAAACCGTTCGACCGAATCGCGCCTGTGACCTACCGTTCTGTACACAGGCTAAGGGTGCATGCCGCAGCGTAAAGCCCGCACCGATCGGCCCACGCGCAAGTGCGTATGAAGGCACCCCAACGTGTATCCCCTCCCCGGAAATTTTCTTTTTGATAGGTATCCCGCTACGCTTGCCTCCCCGCCCCATGTGCGCTACAAGCGACTACATGCCCACCCCGTACCTGATCGCCACCGGCGACTGTCGCGCCTTGCTCCCACGCATGGCGCCCGAGTGCATAAATTGCATCGTCACGAGCCCACCTTATTGGGGCTTGCGCGATTACGGCGTCGCCGGCCAGATCGGGCTCGAAGCCAAGCCCGACGACTATGTTGCCCAACTAACCGCCATCTTCCGCGAAGCGCGACGCGCCTTGCGCCCTGATGGGACGCTCTGGCTAAATCTTGGAGACAGCTACGCGGGAAGCGCTAAAGGTGGCAACCCTGGGCACTCGGAGCATATCAAGCAAAAAATTAACGAGGGATCACTAACTGTGCGAGATCGCGTGCAGTTAACGCCCGAATTAAAACCCAAAGACCTCTGCGGCATCCCCTGGCGCGTCGCGTTCGCCCTCCAGGCCGACGGGTGGTATTTGCGGCAGGACATCATCTGGCACAAACCCAATCCCATGCCTGAGAGCGTCATGGATCGCTGCACCAAGGCGCACGAGTATTTGTTCTTGCTAAGCAAGAGCGAGAAGTATTACTATGATGCGCAGGCGGTAAAGGAAGATGCCGCGCCCGCTAGCGCTGCTCGTTATAATTACGCTTTTGGCGGTGCTAAATCCGAACAGCTAACCGCAGAGGAAGCAGCTGGCCCGGGGACGCGCACGCACCCGATTGGGGAGCGAAAATCGGATGGCAAGCGCAACAAGCGCAGCGTCTGGACCGTCGGCTCGGCTCCCTTCCGTGAAGCTCACTTTGCCACCTTCCCGCCCGCCCTCATCGAGCCCGCGATCCTCGCTGGCTGCCCACCCGGTGGCGTCGTCCTCGACCCCTTTGGCGGCGCCGGCACCACCGCCCTCGTGGCGACCCGCCTCGGCCGCCGCTCGATTACGATGGAGCTCAACCCCGCCTACGTCGAGATGGCCGAGCGCCGACTGGCTCGTTGACGCCCCCACCCTGATGCGCTACAACCGACTACCCCTTAGAGGAGCAACGCGCATGGCCCGACTCACCCTGGTGATCGAAACCGAGATCGTCCGCGGCAAAGGCACCAACGCCGATCCCCTGCGCCGCATCACGCAATACTGGGCCGTCGATGGTGTGGAGCGCCTGCTCGCCGAATCGGACGACCCGTGCGCGCCGCACAAGATGCCGGCCGGTTTACGCGACGATCCTGTGCGCACAGCAAATCAGTTTGCGGAGTCCGTGCTCGCCGAGACTCACGGCGCATGACTCGTCTCCGCGACGCCCTGTGGCTCATCCTCCAGGCCGTCAAGCAGTGGCTGGGGCGGCGATGACGAAAATCGAACGCATCTTCCACGCTTGCTTCACCCACCGCCACGGCCTCACCTGTCATGAGCTGGCGAACCTCGTCTACACCGACGCCGACGGCGGTCCTTTAGGCGCCACGCAGTCCATCGAGGTTCTCACCCACTATCTCAACAAGCGCTACCTGCGCCCTCTCGGCTGGCAGATCGCCGCTGAGCACGGCGGCTCGGGCGCCAAGCGGAGGCTGGTGAAGCTATGACGCTGACCGACGCCCAATTCTTCGCCCAGCACCCCGACCGCCAGGCGCGCATCCGCCTGCCCGAGGGTCTCATCACTACCGACAAGCGCACCCACCACACCTCCGTCACCCACGAGTGCGAGCTCGATTTCCGGCGGCTCGGCCCGCACGACCGTAACCGCCGGCGCATCCTGGTGTGGCGCGTGCCTCACAATCACCCCACGCACCCCGACCACATGATGCGCATCCCCTTCCTGCTGTTCGCCGATGAGAGCGTGGAGGACGACGACGCCACCCTGCTCCCCATCCTTTCCGAGATCATGAGGAACGCGGCGAAGGAGCAGAATGCGAGCCTCATCTAAAATAGTTCTTGCCCCCCGCACTACCTAGTGCTACATCCACACTCGCTCGCGTTGTTCCCCCCTGTCGCGAGCAGCGCCCGCCTTCGGCGGGCAGCGCCCCGGCGGAGGTCCCTCACCTAACCCCCCACCCGCCGGGGCGCATCGAGGAGCGAACGTTGCCCAAGGACCGCCCGACCTCCTTCCGCCTCCCAGCCGACATCAAGCAGGGCTTGAAGGAGGCGGCGAGCGAGCAGCGCGTGGCGCAAGCGTATTTGATTCGCGAGATCATACGCTATTGGCTGGCTGCGAGGAAACGGCAGAAGAAGCGGATCGAGATAGGGAAGCCATAAGGAGCCCACCATGAAGTACGTGATGATCGCAATTCTGATGAACTCTCTCATCGCCTCTCTGCACGACAGCAAGGAGGCGTGCGAAGGCCGCGCCGCGATCGTGCGCGAGAAGGTCGGCAACGCCAAGTGCGTGGAAGCGCCGGGTGTCTCAGGGTTCGCGTCGAGCTATTCAGGATCTTTGCTTTGCTTCGACAGCACCGGGCACGTCTCGGAGTGCAAATGAAAATCGCCGTAGCCACCACAACGATCCGAGTCCCCGTGGCGATGCGCGCGCTGGCGGCCTGCGCCCCGGCTGTTCGCTTCTTCGTTGCCGGTGACCGCAATAGCCCGCATGCCGAGATCGAGGCGCTGTGTCGTGAGATCGGCAATGCCGAGTATCATGGCCCGACGAAGCTATCCGACATGACCAGCATACGCGATCTGACAGCGCGTCCCTACGCCCCATACTTCTCATCGTGCCGCCGCAACATCGCCCTGCTCGCTGCGCTCAAGTGGGCCGCTGATGTCATCGTGCTGTGGGACGACGATAATTTGGCGATCGACTCGGACTACTTCATCAACTTCGAGACGCTGTTTCAGCGGTGGGACCGCCCTGATACCCATCGCCCATGGCACGGCCTCCAAGCCACCGGCCCCTGGTTCGATCCCGGCTCCCTCACCCTTCCCCCCGTCCACCACCGCGGGTTCCCCCATGCGTACCGGGTACGTGGCGATAGCCCCCCTTGTGACGTGCCATCCGTACTGCGCCCAGTCACGGGCGCGAAGGTGGGTGTTGCGGCGGGTCTATGGCTCGGAGATCCTGATATCGATGCCTGCGACCGCATTGCCGGTGCCCCTCGCGTTCACGGCATCGCCGAGATTGCCCGAGCAGGCGTGGTGGTGGACCCCAAGCAAACCTGGACGGTGTTCAACAGCCAGAACACCGCGTTCGTGCGCGAGCTCGCCCCCGCCATGATGATGCTCCCCGGCGTCGGGCGCCACGAGGACATCTGGGCGAGCCTGATCACCCAGCGCGTGATGCGCGAGTTGGGCTACGTCACGCACTTTGGCCTGCCGCTGGTTTACCAGGAGCGAAACCCCCACGACCTGCACGACGATCTCGCCGCCGAGACCTTCGGCATGCGCCACACGCTCGACTTTGCAGCGTGGCTGGACGGGTTGTCATGTTCCGGCTGGCCCACCGCGTCGGTCGTGCAGATCCTGAGCGACATTTACGCGGCGATGCGCGATCTGCCGTGGATGCCCCCGCAGGTCCGCGAGGCGGGCCTCGCGTGGTGCGACGACGTGGAGAAGGTCCTATGAGCGACAGGCTGAACAAGTTCTTTGTTGGTTCGCAGGGTGACGGCTTGCGGATTCTCAACCCGCCACGCGGCATCATCTCTCATGATGATGCGATCGAACTCGCCGCGTGGTTGGTGCTGCTGGCCGGGGATTTCGACGGCGAGAAGTTCATGGCCGTGCTCGAGGACTTGAAGAAATGAACCGCATCGCCCTCGCGTTCCTCACCAAGGATAAAGTCGACCTCTCGGTCCAGTCGATCGAGCCCCTTCTCGACATCCCCGGCGTGGACAGCTGGTGGATCGACGGCAGCGATACCGTGGCGGGGCAGAAGCTGCCCCTGATGTACCCGGTGGTGCGCGCGGTGCGCAGCAACATCCGCGGCGGTCCTGATGCCGCTGTCTGCTACGCTTTGACCGAGATGCTCGCGCAGAGTTGGGACGGCAAGGGCAACGGCGTAGGCTATGACTACGTCGGCATCGTGGAGAACGACGTCCTCCTTGACCCCAACTGGTTCCCCGACACCTTCTCTTTGTTCGAGCGCGCCCGCGACTTCGGCCTCGAGGCCGGCATGGTGAGCGCTCGCGCTTACGAGGACCGCGTGCTCGCTCAGGTCGACGATACCTTCGCCCTGATGCACAACCTCGGCTACGGCATGTTCATCGCCACGCGCCAAGCGGCTCAACTCTGGCTGCGTCATTTCCGCACCTGCCAGGCGATCGAGAACCGCCGCATGTTCGCCCAGCTCGCCGGCGTCGACATCGCGTCGTTCTGGGCGTTCGGCGCCCAGCAGTGCGGCCTCGTGAGCGACTGGCACGTCGGCACGGTGCTCGCCGCCCACGGCCTCGCGTGCCTCGCCCTGACCCCTGCGCGCTGCCGCATGATCGGCCAGGACCCGCCGCTCGATGAGCAGGGCCTCGTGCTCGCCACCGGCCCCGTGCATCACGACATCATGTACGGTCCCGAGCCGATCGTTCGGCGTTTCGGGATCCGTACCGCGCGCATCCGCGCATGTGTCGAGATGCTGGATGGAAGGCAGGTGGCGGGGACGTGGCGCCCCGGCGGCGCCGACCTGCACCAGCCCCAGCCCGACGGCACCACCGTGATCTTCGCCCATCAGCTCGCCGGCCTGGGTGCCGAGTGGAGCGACAGCTGGCGACTCGCTCGTGGTCCCGGCCCGTTCTCGTGGCGCGCCGCCGAGCCCGAGGCTACCCTGCAGGTCGAGCTCTGCGGCCCCATCGTCTTCCTGCTCTCAGGCCCCGGCCGCGCCGCTATCACGCAAGCCGGCTACGAGACCAAGCCCGACCTGCCAGAGGGCGACATCGCCAGCGTCCTGCTCCCCGCCGCCGTGTCGTGCCGCCCCGTGATGCTCACGGCGCTCGACGCCGGGGTGACGGTGCACGGCATCGTGGTGCGCGAGCCCCAACCCTCCATCCCCGGGTGGAGCTTCGATTGGAACGCTTTACCCGCCGCAGGCGGGGAGGAGTGACATGCGACGTTGCCTCGTCCTCGGCGCCAACGGCCATCTGAGCGTCGCCCTCGTCAACCACCTCAAGGCCGAGGGCGCTTTCGTGCGTGCCGTCGGCCGCGGCTCGGCCCGGCACCTGTCCGACGCCGACGAGTACAACCGCGCCGACCTGCGCTTCGATGCCCCGCCGCGTCACTTCGAGGATATCGACGAGGTCTATCAGCTGGCCGCCGAGGTGGGCGGTCTCGGCTACATCCAGGACCGGAGCAACGATCTCAAGATTTTAACCGCCAACACCCTGATCAATCTCAACGTGCTCGAGGCGTGCGTGAGCGCGCGCGTCGGCCGCGTGTTCTTCGCCTCGTCGGCGTGCGTGTATCCGGCGCTCTACGAGCCCGATGGCGTGCATTTTCATGCCGCAACCCTCTACATGAGGGATGGCAGCGTAGTGGAGAAGGATTTCGGACGCTACGCCGAGACCGATGCCTACCCCGCAAACCCGCAGAACGAGTTCGGCTGGAGCAAGCTCTACTGCGAGCGCATCTACGACGCCTACAGCCGCACCTACCCGCTCCCCGTGCGCATCGGTCGGCTGCATCAGGTGTACGGCCCCAGGGCCGAGTGGCGCGAGCCGCGCGCCAAGGTCGTCGCCTCCCTGTGCCGCAAAATCGCCGAATTGCCCGCCGAAGGCGGGGAGGTCCCCATCTGGGGTGACGGCAGCCAGCAGCGCTCGCTCACCTACATCACCGACGCGGTGGAGGGGATCGTGCGCCTCATGCGCAGCGAGGTGATCGGGCCGGTGAACCTGGGGTCGGAGGAGGCGGTGGACGTCATGAACCTTGCCAAGGTGCTCGGCGCGATCGCAGGCAAACCCCTGCGGATCGTCCCATCGCCCGGTCCCGTCGGCGCCCGGGTGCGCTTGTGCGACGGCACCCTCGCGAAGGAAAAGCTCGGGTGGACCCCGAGCGTGCCGTTCTGCGACGGCCTCGTCTCCACCTACGACTGGGTGCAGCGACAGGTGCTTGCGCAACGCCGCTGAGCGTGCTACAAGTGCGCTACATCGCAGGAGGGGATCATGAAGCGCAACTTGGTTAAGCGGTACCAGCGACACCTGTGGGGAGGTTTTCTCAACGGACGCCTCGATCTCCGTTTCGGGCATAGCGGTGATGCTGGTAGGGCTGTCCCGGCCGTTTATGTTTCTCGCCGTGAGGCCAAGAAGCACTACGCGGACGTGCGCCGCATCAGCATCAAGGAACTCGCCCGATGATCCTCGGTTATGTCAGGGTCTCAACGCAAGAGCAGGTGAGCGGCACCTCCCCCGAGGACCAGGAGCGCACGATCCGCGGCTACGCGATGATGCAGGGCGCCGACCAATACTCCGTTCTCATCTTCGCCGACCCGGCCGTGAGCGGCGCCACCCCGCTCGACCAGCGTCCCGCGGGTAAGGACCTGCTGCTCAACGTCCACCGCGGCGACACGGTCGTCGCCTCCAAGCTCGATCGCATGTTCCGCTCCGCGCTCGACGCCTTGCAGGTTGCCGAGGATTTCAAGCGCAAGGGGATCAGGCTGGTGCTCCTCGACATGGGCTCGACCCCGGTCACCGAGGGCGGAATGGCGGCGTGCTTTTTTGCAATGGCGGCCGCGTTCGCCCAGCTGGAGCGCGAGCGCATCAACGAACGAATGTCCGATGGGCGCGCCGCCAAGCGCCGCAAGGGCGGCCACCTCGGCGGCGACGCCCCGTTCGGCTTCCGCGTCGTCGGCGAGGGTAAGGAGGCGATACTCGAGCCCGTGCCCGACGAGCAGGTGGTGCTCGACGAGTGCCGCGTGTTCGCCCGCCAGGGCCGCTCGCCCCACCGCGCCGCCAAGACCCTCAATCGCAAGGGCTACCGCACGCGCAACGGTAAGCCCTTTCACTGCGCGCAGGTTCAGCGCATCATGCGGCGTGCCGTGCACGATGCGAGTGTGGGAGCGACGCATGGGTAACCGCGCACACGCCGAGCAGCTCCACGCCTCCGCGCGCGAGGCGATGGCCGATCCGAATCGCTCGCAGGCGCTGGTCGACCACGCCTTCGCGTCGTGCTGCTCGGCCTGCTTCGCCGACCCGACGTGGTGGAACGCCTTTTACCACCAGGGCAATCACGAGGGCGACCGCGGCTGCTACCCGGCGGCGATCGCTCACTATCGGCAGGCGCTAGCGTGCGACATCCCCGACGCGCGCGACCGCGCCAAGGTGCTGTGCAATCTCGGCTGGCGGCTGCACCAGGTGGGGCAGACCGAGGAAGCTTACAACGCCAGCCGCCAGGCGATCGACATCGACCCCGAGCTCGTCTATGCGTGGGTCAACCTGTCGCAGATTTGCGGCACCCTCGGGCGGCCCGCCGAGGGCGTGGCGGCGGGGCAGCGCGCCTTTGCCCTCTCGCCGGCCGAGCCGACGGTCGAGCTCGCGCTCGCCTTCGCGCTCCTGTTCAACCACAACTTCGCCGCCGGCCTCAAGCACTTCGAGGTGCGGTTCTACCAGGAGCTTCGGCAGTATTACCACTATCACTACCCGCGCTGGCAGGGCGAGAAGGGCATGAGCGTGTTCCTGGTCGCCGACCAGGGCCTGGGCGACACGCTGTCCTTCGCCCGCTTCGTGCCGGCGGCGTGCGCGCGCGCCGGTCATGTCCACGCCTTCGTGCAGGGCGAGCTGATGCGGGCGTTCCAGCACGCCTTTCGCAAGATCCCGAACCTGACGCTCTCCCCGAGTCCGAGCCCCTTTCCGCCCGCTGATGCGTGGACGACGTTCGTCTCCCTGCCCTTCGCGTTGGGCCTGACCGACGAGCAGATCAGGAACGCCCCCAATATCGAGGTGGCGTCCAACCTGATGCGGCGCAGCCACACCCCGCCCGGCTGGATGGTCCCCGATCGCAAGCTCCACGTCGGTATCGCGTGGGCGGGCAGTCCCAAGAACCTGATCGACAAGCACCGCAACATCCCGGTCGAGTTCTTCTTCGAGCTGCTGCGCGTGCCCGGCGTGCAACTCTACAGCCTCCAGGTCGACAGCAAGAAGGCCATGCTGCACGAGGCCGGCGGCGCCGGGTTGGTGCGCGACCTGTCGGGGTATATCAGGGACGTGTGCGACACGTGGGGCCTGCTGCGCGATCTCGACCTCGTCATCACGTGCGAGTCGGCGCTGGGGCACATCGCGGCCGCCGTCAACCACGAGTGCTGGGTGCCTTACTCCTACCTCGGACGCGACCATCGCATCGGTCTCGACGGGACCGACCGGCTGTGGACGCCGCAGCACAAGATCATCCCCCAGGGGCCGTCCATGCGGTGGGACCGCGCGTTCGAGAGCATCGTCGAGCTTTTGAGGGAGCGCGCGAAGTGAAACCCTCATGGGAGCGCTGGCCCCCCAACTGCTGCGAGACCTGCGTCGGTCCGTGGAAGCGAACGGATGAGCACGTCGGCACCTGCGGCAACGCTGCCTCCCTCGAATACGGCCTCGTCACCGATTCGCGGTTCCGCTGCCCGAGCTTCCAGAGGAAGCCCGATGACCAAGGATGAGTTCAAGCGCATCTGCAAGTCCCAGCGCATGACGCAGCAGCAGATGTGCGCGCTCTTCGGGCACAACAGGAACATGGGCTACTACGGATTCCCGAAGCTCGCCGTGGTCATGCTTCGCCTGCTCGACGACGGCACGATCACGCCGGCCGACATCAGGAGGGCATCCAATGGCGTGGAGCCGCGACGTCTTCTCGACGATGATCCAGTCCGTCGGGCACAATGAGGACGAGGAGTCCCCCGAGATGACGATCGTGTTCGCCAAGGGCGGCACCTACGTCTACGAGGGCGTGCCCGAGGATGTGGCGGACCAGGGTTCACGCGCGCCGTCGGTCGGGCAATGGTTCTTGTCCGAGATTAAGGGGCGGTATCAGTTCAGGAAGCAATGATGAAGTTTGAAGGACGATGCTACGACGGGCCTTGGCATGACCGGATGTACTCGTCGGATCGTCGGTACGTCCAAGTTACGATTCCCGAGTCTCTCGCCGTATGCAAGTACGCATCGATGGCGCCGCCTGACACTTTGATGCTCTACACGGGCCTGTATGTTTGGAATGGCTCGATGAAGCTGTGGATTTGGTATCCGCCTGGAAAGTACCCAAGATGACCTTCATCGAACGCCCCGCTGCCAACGACCCGGCCGACCCGTTCACCAAGATGGCGACCCGGATCACCCACAACACCGAGGGCGCCCGCTTCGGCGGCGCCGTCGTGATCGTGCCGCCGGACGGCGGCGGCGAGCCGATCGAGATCCTGTTCCTCGACCAGGCGGCCGATGCCGCGCTGTTCTGGTCGACGGTGCGCACCAAGATCACCGCGGTGCTGGAGGCGCTGGCCGAGAAGGAGCGGCAGGGAGGGTGGGGTGGACGGCGGTAGGCTTTAGTCCTACCCTGCCCCCATGGCAGGCTGGTCACGGCAGAAGCGGCTGAAAGTCGAGAGGGCATTCTACCTCTATCTCGACGCCTGCGTCATCAATTCCAAGGATCTCGGCCCGATCAACCTCGGGGAGCACCTCTACGAGGGGCAGCGCCGCGTCATCACGCAGATTTTCGACGCGCTCGAGGCCGACATCCGCAACATCTGGATTCTGAAATCTCGGCAGCTCGGCATCTCCACCATCATCCGGGCGCTCGTCATCTTCCTTCTCGGCGTTCACCACGGCCTCAAGGGCGCGATCGTCTTCGACACCGACCCGAACAAGGCTGAAGCCCACGCCGAGATGGTGACGATGATCGGCGACCTGCCGCCGACTCTCGGCTTCCCGGCGATCAAGCGCGACAACGTGCGCCTCGGCACCACGCTGGCGAACGACTCGAAGCTTCTGTTCATGTCGGCCGGCGTGAAGAAGACCAAGGGCAGCGGCACCCTCGGCCGCTCGGTCGGCATCACGATCGCCCACCTGTCGGAGCTCTGTTCCTACGATAACGACGAGGGATTGGAAGCATTTCGCAATTCGCTTTCGGAGGTGCATGAGAACCGGCTCTACATCTACGAGTCCACCGCTCGCGGACCAAATCGGTGGAAGCAGATGTGGGATGATGCGCGGCTCGACCCGGATCACAATTGCTGCATATTTCTTGGGTGGTGGTGCAAGCAGTCTCAGGCGATCGCCAAGACAGATCGGGATTTTCAGAAGTACGGCGTTTATGATGTGTCTGAGCGCGAGTTGGAAAAGATTAGGGCTGTCAAGGAAAAGTACAATCACGATATAACGATCGAGCAACTTTCTTGGATCAGGAAGCACATGGATCCGTCGCTCCAGTCTACTGGAGTCGACGACATCGATTACGAGGGTAATCCGCTTCGCATTCAAGAGCAGCCGTGGACTGAGGATGAAGCGTTTCAGCAAACTGGATCGATCTTCTTTAGTGCACCTCGACTCACCGAGCAGACCAACAACAACGTCTCGCACAAATGGACGGGGTACGTATTTAACATCGCCGATGAGTTCGATAGTCTCATAGTTGCTCACGCCGGCAATCATAAGAGCGTAGAGTTAAAGGTGTGGGAGCCTCCAGAACGCGGTGCCGTTTATGTCATGGGTATAGATACCGCCTATGGCGAGAATGACAAAAACGACTCGTCAAGCTTTCAAGTGTTGCGTTGCTTTGCAGACGGTATAGATCAAGTAGCCGAGTACAATTGGCCCTTGATTACTACCCAGCAGTATGCTTGGGTGATTGCTGCCACCATGGGGTGGTATGCGTCGGAGGGGTCCGAGATTCGCTACATTCTAGAGCTGAACGGCCCTGGTACTTCGGTCTACACTGAATTGCGCACGTTGCGACAGCGTATCGACGCTGGGTATCGGCGTGCCGAGGTAGCCGAGAAGGGGTTGCAGAACATATTTGCGAACGTGCGCACTTTCGTCTATTCGCGGCCTGATTCGTTCGGCCCCGGGCATAATTTTCATTGGAAGACTCAAGTGCAGAACAAGGTCCCGTTGATGGAGGACTTGCGTAACTTCGTCTCCAACGGGCTCCTTCGCGTGCGCTCGCTCTCCGCGATTGAGGAGATGAAGAACGTGTCGCGGGACGGCGATTCGATCGGTGCTCAGGGTAGCATGCACGATGACCGGGTGTTCAGCCTCGGGCTGTCATGCTATTATTGGAAAAATGCAATTCGCCAGGCCCTGATTTCGGGCCGGCGCACGCGGGAGGCCGAGGCCGCCAAGAAGCGCCTGAGCATCACCGATCAGGTTTACCTCTTTCAACAGTCGATGATGTCTGATTTCATGGCGCGGAAGCAGACGGTCCGGCGGCAGCAGGCGCAGGCCGCGCGGAACTGGCGGTCGGGCGCTAGGAGGTATTAGGATGCGTTACCGTTGCCCGGATTGCCGCGGCCTATTTCCCATGCCTGGCGGCGCCATCCTCGATTCCTGTCCGCTGTGCGGCTACGACACCTCGGTGCCCGAGCGGGACGAGATTCAGCTTCCGGCGTTCCTCTCCCCGCGCGCCAAGAACGAGGACACCCTCTACCGCCAGGTCGAGGCCGGGAGCGAGGAGCGCGTGCGGCTCGCCGCGGAGGCGGCCGGCTGCGACGCCTCCGACATGGCGGGGCTCAAGATCACCAACATGCAGACCGGCAAGGGCGCGGAGCCGCTCACCCTGCCCGCCAACCCGGTCAGCCAGCGGATGGCCGAGATGGAGGCGCGCGGACTGCCCACGGGCTTCGGCGCCAACGCGCAGGGCGCGGCCGCATCCCCGATGGTGCAGTCCGGCCCCTACCCCAACGCCGGCGCCCACTTCCAGTCGGCGCTGCGCGAGCATCACGGGAAGGTCACCAATTACACGGCGGTCGGCGATAACCCGGCCGTCGAGGTGATGCAGCCCGGGTACAGGAGGCGTGCGTGATCCCAGTCCCGTCCGACGAGCGCGACATCCTGGCGCTCGCTCAGGACCTGATCGAGAAGTGCCGCGTGAGCGTGGGGGCGCGCTCGACCTACTACCGCCTGATGAGCACGATCGCCGAGACCGGTCGGTACGACGGCTCGAAGTCCCTGCTCAACATGATGCAGAAGCACCTGACCGACACGGCGGCGCACATCTTCTCGCCGGTCGAACTCAAATTCATCGTCGACTTCGAGCACGAGTACCCCAAGAACATCGTCGAGCGCGGCCGCGTGGTGGGCAACACGCTCACGCGCGCGTGGGAGCGCACGTCGACCGACATGCTGTTCGGGCAGGGCGTGTTCGAATCCCTCAAGCTCGGGTGCGGTATCCTCAAGCAATGGCCGGAGGAGAGCGGATCCGAGGACGCCCGCAAGCTCACCGTGCATGCGAAGCTCGTGCCGCCATGGAGCTTCGGCGTCTACCGCGAGGACCTGTGCGAGCTCGACGCCCAGGAGTGCTTGTGCGAGACGGTGACGCTGACCGGCCCGGAGGTGTGGCAGCGCATCTACCACATGCCGAACGCCAGGAAGCTGCACGAGAAGATCATGGTGCACGCCAGGACCGGCGAGGCGCAGGCCAACCCCTTGAGCTTCTTCCACCAGCTGCTCTCGACCAGCCAGCTCAACACCGGGCTTTCGGGCGCCTTGACGCCGCAGCCGGGTGGGATCGTTTCGCTGTCGGGCGATCCGAACTACCCGATCATGGGGCCGGTCGTGGCGGCGCCGACCGTGCAGATGCACGAGCTGTGGGTCAAGGACGAGAACGACTACACGACCATCCAGGTGATCGAGGACCAGCTTCTTCTGGCGCCCAAGTTCAAGAAGCAGAACCTGTTCATCAAGGACAGCCAGATGCACCCCTATTCGCTGATCCAACCGAACCAGACGGCCGGGTGGTTCTGGGGGCGCAGCGATCTGGTCGACCTGATCGAGCCGCAGGGCCTGCTGTCGCAATGGTGCGACGATGCGCGGCGCCTCATGGGCCTGCAGATCGACAAGATCATCGCGTTCATCGGCGAGAACGGCATCACCGACGAGAAGTACGACGACTTCCGCCGCAGCGGCTACATGAACCTCTCGCAGGGCGCGAGCGTCGAGGACCTCACCCCCAAGTTCCCACCTGAGCTGCTGCCGATGATCAAGTGGCTCATCGAGACGATCAAGATCCTCGGCGGCTTCCCGCCGATCATGCAGGGGCAGGGCGACTCGGGCGTGCGGGCCGGGGTGCACGCCAACACCCTGCTCAAGACCGGCTCGCCGTCGACGCGCGATCGCTCGCTCCTGGTCGAGCGGCAGTGCGCGGTCGCCGCCGACAAGACCCTGTGCATCAAGGAAGCCAAGGAGGACAAGCGCTATTGGACGAAAGCCGAGACCCTGGAGGACGTCGAGGAGACGAGCTTTGCGCTCACCGATTTGCCCGACGATTGGCGGGTCGGGGTCGACTCGCATTCGTCGTCCCCGATCTTCGCCGACGAAAACCAGCAAATGATCTTCGCCCTGCGCCGCACCGGCGACGTCACCGGCGAGTATGTGATCGACAACCTGCCCATCCCCAACAAGGAAGCCGCCAAGATCGCGCTACGCGAGCGCGAGAAGAACAAGGCGCAGGAGATGCAGATGCTCCTGCAGAAGTTCCCCGAGGCGGCCGAGAAGGTGCTGGCGAAGCAGCTAGGGGGTGGCGGCAAACATTGACTCCTCGTCGTCGCAAGGCGGGCGAAGGGAGCGCCCCGGTGGGTATTTCAGAAGTGCCTCGCGAACGAAATCCTCGTAGGTTTCAACAAACGGAGCGGTGAATCCACCGCCGTAGCCTACGTATCGCATTCCTCCCGCTCTCAGCGGAATGGATTCGACGGTCGTCTCGGATGCTGCGGGCAGCGCGGCATCCGGTTTCACAACCGCGGTAGCCGCGCCGAGTCCGAGCAGTTTGAGCAGGTCTCGGCGTTTCATGAGAACCTCGGCATCATCCCAGGCGACAGCACCGCCGGCCCGTGCGCGGCGTGCCGCAGGCTGCTGTCCCGCGACGCCTTCGCCTGTGCCTCGGCCTGGACCTTGGCGTTGTGGATCATGCGCTCGATCACCGCTTCCTTGCTCACATCGAGGTCCTCGAGGAGGAGGCCGTGAATCGAGTCGCGTCGGAGTGATACCGTCTGGCCGAAATCGTCGGAGACGTTCACTCGTGTCGACGAGTCCGCGTCATTCGTCAGAAAATGGTAGGATGCGCCTGCCTTCTCCTCCGTCCTGAACATCAGGGTCCAGATCGCGGGGCCGACGATAACCGAGAGGCTATGCACGTTCGTTGTTTCCTTGTTTGGCCCACCGGATGAAGTCCTGGGTGGGGATGCGGATGCGGCAGGATGTGCCGGGCTTGCGGGTGTTCTTCTTGGGGATGCCGGGGATCCGATGGAGGGGCGGCCCGCCCTTGCGTGCCGGGATCTGGCACAATCGGTAGACCGTGCAAACGGACACCCGAAGATATCGGGCGGCCTCCTTCACGGTGAGGAACTCCTTGTCGGAGACGTCCAACCCGCTCATCTGTGCCTATCTGCGCCTAAGAACGCCTAGTTGCGCGCAGGACCGTAGCTGGCGCCGATTGAAAAAACAAGGGATTTTCCAGAGCGTCGCAATCGGCTGCCCTCGGGCGGCCAACCCGTCACCCGATGGGTCGACGAACTGGAGAAGCACCCCATGCCCGTCAAGCATCGGCGCGGCCGGCGTCACGGTCGGAAGTAAGGCACTTCGTCAGTGCCCGAAGGAATGACTCCTCAAACCCCTGCACCCCCCGGCGGCCAAGCCCCGGGGGGCCAGGGCCAAGCACCGTTCGGTCAGACCGGCGGCGCCACGACGGCCGTGCCGAACCGCGGCTACGAGGCGGCCGCGATGCAGAGCCTGGCGGTCATCGTCCAGCAGATCGAGAAGCTGGTGCCGATGCTGGGGAGCACATCACCGAACGGCAAGATCATCGTCGACGTGCTTCAGAAGCTCACGAAGCTCGTGCCGCCGGGCAGTGCTTCACCGGCGGGGACCAAGAACCACGTCGAGAACCTGGCGTTGCAGAACGCCCAGCAGAGCCAGCAGATGCAGGCGCTGCGGCAGCAGCCTCCGGGCGGCGCCCAGCAGCAGAAACCCCCGGGTATGGCCGCATGAACATTCATCAGGACAAGACCGAGATGCTGCCCGATGCGGCCGGCCCGTCCGACTACGGGATCGCGGCCGCTCCCGCCGGCAACGCACCGTTCGCGGTGCGCACCATCCAGACCCCCGACCAGCAGCGGCTCGTCGCCGCGTCGAACTACCCCCGTCACGGCTGGGGCGACGTGCGCAACCTGGCGCCGATGCGCCGCGGCCACGGCTACTGAGGAGAGAGACCATGACGAACATCTTCCAGAACAACGCCAAGTCGATCCCGACCAGCGACGCTCAGATCGTGCGCGTCGACATGGAGCAGATCGATATCGGCGGCCGCAAGTCGCATCTGCCGGCGCAGATGAAGTCCGAGTCGATGGGCCTGAGCCACGTGCCGAACGCCGGCTCGAACGTCGGGGGCGCGAAGTAAGTGCCCAAGGTCGAGGTCGACGAGGACGAGCTGGTTGCATCGCGCAGGTTGACGACGCTCGTCAACGCGATGATGAAGAACCCGAAGGCCAAGCTCAAGCTCCAGGAAGCCGTCAAGGAGCACGACCCCAACTACGTGACCCCCGAGCTCGACTCGCAGCGCGCCGTGCAGGAGCCGATCGACGAGCTGCGCAAGGAGCTCGCCGCGGAGCGCAAGGCGCGAGAGGACGAGAAGGCCGAGCGTGAGCGGAACGACAAGTTGCGCGCGCTCGACGGGCAGGTCGAGGCCGGGTTCGCGAAGCTCCGCAGCGAAGGGTACATGCAGCCGGGCCTCGACGAGGTTCGCAAGATCATGGACGAGAAGGGCATTCTCGATCCGCTCATCGCCGCGGCCTACTGGGAGAAGCTGCACCCGCCGCCGACCGTGGTGACCCCGGTCGGCGCGATCGGCTCGTGGAACTTCACCGACACGTCCGACGGCAGCGACGACGTCAAGAAGCTGCTGGAGACGCAGGGCCGTTCGGAGCCGCTGGCCGACAAGATGGCGATGGCGGCGCTGGCGGACGTGCGGAATCAGAGGCGGTAGGATGCGCGACGTCTCGCAATTCGACGCCGGCCGCCCGGGCAAATTCCGGGTAGAGCCGCAGCATGTCGATTGCGAACGTCACCTTGTCGACGACGCGCTGGCCGGGACCGTGACGGCTGGAGAAAAGCTCCAGGTTGCTGAGATCGTTGTGCTGCCGGTTTCCGTCCCGGTGATGGACGGTCTCCTCGGGGTAGAGTTCGCGCCCGAGGTGCTGGGACATCACGTATCGGTGCTCCATGACGGCGTGCTTCTTGCCGGTCACGAGGGATGGCACCGAGATCCACACGTAGCCGTGGCGCTTGATGTGCCGGCTGAAGTTGCCAGCGTTGAAGCGGGCAAGAGCAACATCGCGCTGGTGCGCGGCTTTGCACGCTTGACTGCAGTATTTTTGCTCTCGGTATATCCGGCCGCCCGGTTTGCGACTGCGTGTCAGCGTCTCGCCGCAACTGATGCACGTGAAGGTGTTGCGGGCAGTGGCGTCCTTTGTTCGACCGATGTCGGAACAGGGTCGGGAGCAGTACAGCGGGCCTCGTCCGTACTTCTTGATGTGCGCATTGAGGTACGCCCGCATCATTCCGAAGGGTTTCCCGCACTCCTTGCACGTGAAGTTCACGACTTCACGGCCCGGTGCTGGAATCGACTTGTCGAAGCGAAACGCGCTTCGGCACGCAAGGCTACAGAAGCGCTGGTTGGCGCTTGGGTAGCTGGCAAACGTTGCACCGCAGTTCTCACAGTTCTTTTCGATCGGCATGGTTGGGCTCCTTTGTGTGGCAACGAGGGTAGCTTGACCATGTCGCTCGGCATTGTCAAGGAGGTTTGAACGTGCCCCTTCCAGGTATCGGTGCGGTCCCTCCCGCTGGGTCACTCTACCAGGAGTTGTCGGCCGTCACACGCAGGGCTTTCGTCCCTCGATTATTTGTACAAATTTACTATGGGTCACCGACTCTTTTCTACCTTACCGGGAA